ATTGGATTCAAAACTAACTGATGGTAAATTGTTTTTTCTTTGCTCTATTAATTTTGATTGCTCTGTGTTAGCTTGACTTATTCTTTTAGACTTAGCTTCTTCACGTTGATTTTCTCTCATTTTCAACCCATCAATTTCAACACCTTTTAATTGCATTTGTAACTCAAACTCTAGTTGCATTAACTCAGCTTTTATAGCAGCCTCTCCCTTCATTTTTTCTATTGAAAAAGTTGCTTTTCCTTTCTCAATTTCCATAGAAGCTTGAGTTTCCATTTGTAATTTTTGCATTGCTGTTTGAGCTGCCAGTTGTTGTGACTGCATATTTATCTGACCTTGTTGTTGGGCAGCAGCAGCTTTTGCTTGTTTCTCAGAATCTTCTTTTGCTTTACGCCTAACCTTAAGCATCTGATTAGCAAGTTTAACATTTCTTATTTCTCTAATGTCAATTGCATCTTCTAAGTTTATACTATCCCTACTTAAAGCGGTTTGTATATTTTGCTCTAAAAGTCTTTGTTGCTCTTCATCTGGAGCTACTTCTATGAAGATACCAAAATCACTTAAATATAATTCAGATATTTCTTCTAAAATTCCAACATTATACTTACCTACCTGATTAATAAATTCTTCTCTAAAATCTGCATACTCTAACAAATCAGCTACTCTACTAGATAATGCTGTACAAAGCCTTTCTGTCATTCCTATTCCAGAGTCTAATATGTGTCTAGTTGCAGTATTACTGCTTAAAGCTGCTAGTTTTTGAAGACCGACTAAAGAATAAGAATCTGGTGTTGCTCCATCTCTAGCTTCATTTAAACCTGTTACATCTCTAAGCATGGACATATAATGATTATACGTACCTACAAGACTTTGTATTTTTCCTTGCCCTGAACTACTGTTCAATTGTTGAATAGGTACTTTTGCTTGATTATAATCTCCATCTTGAGTATAACTTCTACCAATAACACTTCCTGTTTGGAAAAACATTCTAAGTGCATCTTCTGGATTGTATGCTTGACCTGTTCCTAAATCTACTTCACTTAATCCATCAGCATCTATGTAAACACCATCTGGTACAACTCTTGAAATAACTTGTTGTAATTTTAAATGGGTCATTTGAATTAGATCAGCAAATGTAATCATTCTTCGTACTAAAGATTCTAAAACTCCTTTATACATTCTTGGAGCAGCAGCTAAAAACTCTGGATACACTTCTTGTGATGCAGAAGCTGGTCTAGCCATGTTCTCAGCCATCTCCCATTTAAGCATAATACTTGTACCCATAATCATAACCCCCTCATACCAAACATCAATTGTTTTAGATACTTTTTCATAATTACCTTCATCTTGCATTTCTGGAGTTGGATTAAAGCTGTCATCTTTTTCAATAACCTTTGAAGCTCCTGATGAATTTGTTTTTTTCTTATAAGTAAATGTATGGGTTGTTTTATAATTAAAGAATAAAACAGTGGCACTGTCTTTACTGAATAAACTATTATTGTAATACTGTGCTGTATTATTGTAATCATACCAACTTTGACTATATTTTGATATTTCTTCCATATCAACCCTAGTTAAACTTGTGTCAATTTTAAGCAATTCACTTATTGGTAAAGTTTTAATTTCACCCCAATAAAAACAATCTTTAAAATAAGGGTCTTCTGTATAACTATAAACTACATTTGCAGGATCAACATATTCAACTTCAATTCCTGAACCAGGTTTAAAACTATGTTTGCACATTTGAATACCTAAGACCATTTGGTCATAGTAAAGTCTTTTTTGCAAATCATGGTATCTGCTTTCAGCTAAAACGGTATTTATTGCTTCTTCCTCTGCAATTTCAATAGATGGCTTGTATTTTAATTGCATATGCAAAGCAAGCTGCTCATCGTTTTCAGGAACTTCTTCAGGACTCATTCGAAAAGTATTTACATTAAAATCTTTTTGAACTTGCTTCATTAGATCTTTAGAGATCATATCTTTTTCTAGTTGTCTTTGATATTTACTTTTTTTATCAAGAGACATACCATCCTGGGCATAAGCGTTAATTTTAAATACTCTGTCAGCCATTCCATTAACAACTATGTCCACAAACTTTGGTATAATTGGGACAGGAGTCCAGTCTAAATTTAAATAACTTAAATCCCCATCAATTGCTAATTCATTTTTATATTTAGCTATTGACTGCTCTCCACGAGCATATAATCGAAGTCTATGAAAGTCAGCCCATTGATTATAAAACCTACTTTGTCCTCCGTCTTTTCTGAACCACTCATATTGAATGGCTTGTCCTATTTGCAATCCAAACTCAACGCTGTCTTTTTCTTTGTCAGACACGAATTGACTTGGGAAACCCTGAGGGTTTATTGCTATTTTTACATCCTCCATTTATTTTATAATTTGGCTATAACTTCCCTTATTGTCATATCTTGCAAAGTTAAGTTTTATTTTTGATTTATTTTTAATGGGCTGGTAAAGGTTCTTCTGTATAGCCATGATAGCTAAACCAGAACTAATTGAAGCATCAAACTTTGTTCTTTTGTTTATATCAAACCTAGCCCAGTCTTCTAAAGTTCTAATAAAATACATCGAACCTATAAGATCTTTCTCTCTAAAAGTACCTGATAAATCAAATCCAACATTCTTTTCAATATAAGATTCTATTGCGGCTGCATGAGCTTGTTTTATATCTTCAGAGCTATTAGGCATACCTCCTAATTCTTTTTCAGTTTGTGACAATTTATTATAAACCTTATCAGGCCTATTCATTGAAAAACCTCTATACCCTCTGTTTTTAAAATGATATAACAATCTTGGTTTATTATTTTCTATTAATATTGGCATACCATAAAACACACAAGCCATTAATACATCTTCAAAAAACATTTCTGCTGTTTGTGGTCTAGCAATATATTCTAAAAAAAATTCATTAGTAGGTCCTTCATCCATGTGAAACTTAGTAACGCCATGTAAAGCACCATTAGATCCTCCACCTCCTACAGTCCCAGATATATCATAACTATCACATCCAAAAGCACCTATGTGATCGTTTTTTGGATATTTAACTCCGTTCTTTAAATAGTGTTGATTTTGTAATTGTTTTTTTGGTGTCCATGTTACATAAAATCGTCCTCTATCATTTGGAGAAAAAATAACTTCTGTATCTTTAATTCCATTTTTCCATGAAAACGAACCTCTTGTTACAAATCTATCTTTTATTAATGAATCATTGTAATCTATTTGCTGATAAAGTTTTTGAAGATTAAATAACGATTGTTTACTTTCATCTCTAAAAGCGTGAGATTCTGTACGAGGGAACTGTCTGTAATACTCGTTTAATCCATCAGGATCTGATTTAAGACCCTCAACCTCATTGTTCCAGTGATTGATAACACCTTGATCGATTACATCTCCTAAAGGCCCTTCTATCTCTTCCCCTGGATCATCAAATACAGGATATCCGTAAACATCTATAAATCCTTCATAATTCCATTCCATAGGGATGAAAAGTGAATATAGTCCACTTTTAGTTTGACCATTCTTGTTTCTTTTGTTTACATTAGAATCTGAATATAATTTTTTAAAATTACCACCTCCTTTTTCAATAGAATTAGAAGTACTTCCCATCATACATTTTCCAATAATTTTAGATCCTAATCTAAGACAGGTCTTAGTTACTCGCCAATTGTTTAATATGTTATCAGGTCTTTCCCATTTCCCACTTTCATCATGAGCTAATATTTTTAATTTTTCTCCATCGTAAGAGTTGTCACCTGTGTTTTTCCAATCTATTGTCGTGTCAAGCCCTTCAAGTTCTGTAGCGGCTTCATTGGCATCAAGCTTTTTTCTGGTAAGCTTGGAGGCTGGTACTCTATAGGCAAGTTCGGTCTTGGGCCTGTCCATACCATCCTGGATCGGTTTGAAAAAGAAGGGGTAGTTGAGCGATATTGGTACGACTTTATCGGTAAACATCTTCTTAGCATCTGATCCAGTTTTTGACAATATTCCAAAACGTGAATCTCGTGATGTGGTAGCTTCATGCACGAGTTCTGATGAGGACATAAACGAAAAGCCTGATCGTCTGTTCTTAAGATAACACATTCCATATGACCGTCTGTCTGCTTTGCAAGCTTCCCAGAATATGTAGAATAATCTATTTGATTCCCTAAAGTTTGGCTGCCCAACATCAATTTTGGTCCAGCACAAGTACATGTAGTGAGAACCAGTAATAAAAGTAGAAACCCCTTTGTTATTAAACCAAAAACCTTTTTCACGTCTTTCAAATTCTTTGTCAATATAGTCATACCATTTCTCTTTAAAGTTATCTGGATGTTTGTCCCAATCAAATACATTTTTAATTTTACTTAATTCTTTTGGATAATCTAATTTACCCCAGTAATTTTTTTTAAATTTATAAACATCTTCTTCTTTTGGTAAAGCTATTTTTAAATTTTGTATTTCATATATATCACCAATCATACCACTTTTGGATATAACAACAATATCATATTCTTTATTATACCCATAATCCCACAATCTTTTTTTATTATTGGATTTTAGAACCTTTTCAGGAACAATGTTATTTAGTATTTTATATAAAGTTTGTTCGTACATTATTTTGATCTACCTTCAGCAAAACCTTTAAATGATGCTGCTTTTGTTTCTACATTACTTTTGTCTATCATATTGTTTTCTTCTTCAATTTTGCTTAAAATTTCAAACGCATCAAATATAGCTAACTTCTTAGATGCTGCTGCATTTTTTAATCTATCAGCTGCAATATCAGGAGACAATCCATCAAGGTCTTTTTTTAAAATACCTTCATTAGCAACTTTTATAAGCTCTTGAACAGCTTTTTTACCTGCCTTAATTATTTCTAATTTTAATTCAATATTGTTCATAGGCAGTATTTTTTTTTAAAAAACAAACATGTATTAATCTTGATTCATTATCTTCATCACCAAAGTTTTCAAAAATATTTCTTGAATGTTCTAAATGAGAAGGAAAAACAATTAAACTATTTAGTTTTGATTTTAATATACAACTTTTTTCTCCTTTATAATATAAAGTAGTTCCATCTTCTTTTGGTGGATTATAATTTAAATAAAGAATTGCAGTCAAATCACCCATCATTTCATCTGTATGAATAAAATTAGGTTCTATTTGATGTTCTGGAGATTTTCTTACAAAATTTAAAGATGAATAAAAATTAGGGTATTTTTCCAAAAGAAAACGAACCAACTCATCTTCACCTCTTTGTCTAACATTTTTAAATAAATCTTCACCAATTTGAATGTCTTCAAAACCTTTGTTAATTACATCACAAACATAACTATCAATATCTTTTATTACATTTTCATATAAGCTTACATTCATAAAGTCATTGTTATGTTTTTATCAAACATTCGATAAAGTTTTTCACCATCTATAGTATACTCATATTCACTGTCTGGTTGGAAATAAACAACAGTTCCTTTAATAATACCTTTACTAATTAAGTATTCATTAGGATACTTAACTAAACCCATTAATGGTTCTTCTTCTTGGTGGGTCTTAAGATAATGATTTTTTTTAGAAATAGGCTTTATCATGCAATATTTAGAATGACAAAACCATTCATCATTCTGTTTATACATATAAAACTGATCGTAATCAATAAAAAACAAGTCATCTTGAAAGAAACTTTTACCGCTTCTTTCTTTTCCTTTCATGTCATTATAATATTTAAAAACATTATGATGAACCAGCAAGGTATCTCCTGGTTTAATATTACCCTTGTAATTTATAGGGGTTTGTTGTACAATTGCGTACCTATTGGAAACGGTATGATCTTCTTTGGAGTTGCTTACTATAAAATCAACATCTCCAATTTTTTTTGTATTATCATACCTTTTTCCATTGCAAGGTTTTACAATGAAGTAAAAAGGTGATTTCATTCAAAATTTATATTATATTCAATTGATACTGGCATATTAGAATTGAATTCTTTCCAAAGAAATATTTCTCCTTGTTTATTTTCAATCCAAACTTTTATAGAGTTGCTTTCGCTTATATGCTTTATTAAATGAATATAATAATTTCCGTTAAAAATTTCCTGATTTACTATGTAGTGCATGGCGCTGGATTTATAATCAGCGCCAACTGATATTTTTCTTATATCCATTATATTTAATTTTATTTATATTTTTATACGTCTTTAAGAAATCTAATGTACGCAGCACGTTGTGCACCATTAGAACCGTCAAAACCTGAAAGTAGGAAATTTTCTACTGAACTAACAGACCAATATCTTAGAATATCCCAGTTTCCTGATGAAGATAAAGTGCTTGTCCAGATGTATTCTCTAGCTGTATCTTCAACGAAGAAAACTTGATTAGATGCTAACGTACCACCCCCATATCCATTAAGGTTGAAATCAGCATCTCCTAATTCGGTTGTATCGGTTAATCCAGCCCAATTTCCTGGGTTAGAACCATATCTATTTTGATTAGGAGAACTATCATTACATGGGTTGTTTGATATTAAGGTCCACTCTGGCGAAGTCGGACGTCTAAATCCTGTTGGTGGCTGTATTTGTCTTGCTGCAAATTGATTATATAAAAGACCTCTTTCGCTGTTATTAGAATCAAAGTCCCAGTATGCAGCTACTGGAAGTCCAGCGTTATGCTGAGCATAGAATTCAGCAGCATTTGTAGCAATAGGAATAGTCCCACCTGATATTGTATCGGTTATAGTTGAATTTTCATCAGTAAATACAAAATCACAAACTGTAGTTTCACCTGGCCCTTGGTCTTGCTGAATTTCTCCAGTTAAGACTCCGTTAGCTATACCTCCTCCAACAGGTATTGTTCCGCTTGGGTTAGTAGATGTGAATGGGCTAATTAAGCTGTATCCTGGATTTAATTGAAGTCCAGTAGCGAAGCTATAAGGCGAAACGCCTCCCATTCCTGTATCAGTTGCACCATTTAAGTCTCCTGTAATAGTGTATCCTGCAGCTGGGCCAATAATATTATTTTCAATATTGTATGTCATTGTGCTATTAGCACCTGCTATTGATTCTTCAAAATATAAACAAATCGCAAGCTCACCATCATTTGGCCCTACAACCCCTGACTCTGCTCCTACTACAGCAGTATTTGAAAACTGGTCAATTGTAATTCCGAATGATGAAACATCTGCTTGACCTGCAGCGTATGTGCCAGAATCAAATC